ATCGTGGTTGACCCTGTCGTGTACACCCACAATCTGGAAGAGAACAATTCAGGTGATATGGCGCTCTATATGCAGACGCTCACATATATTGCGAAGGCGGGTGACTGTGCTGTGGTGGTGTTGCATCACATGGCGAAAACAGCGCAGTGGATGACACTGGATGACATCAATCAGGGGTCATTGCGGGGTGCCAGCGCATTCGCTGACAACTCCCGGTCAGTGGGCGTGATGGTGTCCATGCCGACTAAAGACGCACCCCGGTTCGGCCTGCCCACGGATCAGGCCACGGTCAGTCGGTTTGCAGTGTTCAAACACGTAAAACACAATTACAGCGCCAGCATGGGAAGCGTCGTATTTGAACGGAAAGGCCCATTATTGATTCCTCGCATGGATATTGAACCACTTCCACCAGAACTCGCTAAGGAACGCGAGGATGACGCACGCGCGAAAGCCCGACAATCTACCGTAGAGCACAAATCATTCACGGTGATTGGGTGGCTTCTTGATCAGGATGATGGCGCTGCCAGTATCAATATGATCCGGAATGGTACGGGTATTCGGTACGCACTATTCAAGGAAGTAATCACATATTGTCTGGATCAAGGATGGATACAACAGGAGCAGGGTCCTAACCGTATCGTCTTCCACACTGCAACTAAAGTCGGTAAAAAGTGGTTTGAGGATAAGGAAAAGGAGTTTAAAAAGACCGCAAAACAGTCAAATAAACAAGAAGGAAGCAAGTGAGTACGAGTGAGTACGATATTAGTACGAACTGGTGTGTACTGGTGAGTACGAGTACGGCCCCCCATAAAGGGGGGTACCGTACTCGCAACTCACACTCACTTGCAAAACCTAATGTTTACCGGAGCTGCAGAGTTGGTACGAATTTTCCCCTTCACATATTCTTCAGCGTACCTACTCGATATTCCTTCACACGGTTGTTCACACGAGTTATGTCAATTTCCAGTAAGAAGATAATCAGGATATCTTGAGTATCAATGCCTTCATTAACAGAACAGGAATATCATCATGGGTAACATCACACAGATTCTTCAGCAACTTCTTGCACAGAACACACTCATCTTGAATATGCTCCAAACTCTTATTGAGTCTTTGAGCGCCGACACTGAAGATGATACGGAACAGCCTGACAGAACGCTGGACGGTGCGTATGCAGGCAGGGCACGTGATCAGGGGCAGGCGTTATGAGCGTTCAGCGGATACGTGGTGCAACACTGCAACGTCGCAGGAAGCTCTGGTTCACACTGCATCCTCTGTGCGTGGCGTGCCAGCAGAAGGGCGTGACCAGCATGGCAACGGAACTGGATCACGTGGTGCCTCTGTTCAAAGGCGGTGCCGATGACCAGTCAAACCTTCAGGGACTGTGCCCAACGTGCCACGAGCAGAAGACAGCCGACGACCTCGGGTATGTGAAGCGTCATGCGATCGGTCTAGATGGGTGGCCGATCCCTGAAGGGGTGCCCGAAGGAAGGAGGGGGTATGAAAGAAGTAAAAAGAAGGGGTAAGGTAAACCGGCCGCTTACCCTTTCTTTCCTAATCGGAACCAAGAACATCAATCATTAGAAGGAGTGTCATCATGGCATCACGTGGAAGAAAATCGTTGGCTTCTTTGTCAACATCAGTCGTTGAACTGCCTGAATCACTGGCAGGGCGGAACACACGGCTTCAACCAACAGCAACGCTCGGCCCGGCTGAACGGGCGGTATGGATGGACGTGGTGAACGACCAGCCTGCCAACTCGTTCACGCAGGCACATTCGCACATCATGGAGATGTACTGTCGGCACGTTGTTCATTCGCGCATTGTGGCGACGCAGTTGGCTTCCGTTACCCCTGCCAGTCTGAAGACAATGTTGGGGCTGGAACGGTACGAAGTGCTCTTGAAGTTACACGAGCGGGAAACCCGTTCTGCATCTGCACTGGCAACACGGCTCCGCATCACGCGACAGTCCATTGACCAGAAAACTATCGCCCGAACATTGCGTGATAAACCCAGTGCCCGAAACAAACCGTGGGAAACACCAAATGACGAAGACTAAGACTGCAACGAAGCCCCTGACACGGGGCGAACGGAACGCTGACTGGATTGAACGGTATTGCAGGGTTCCGGAAGGGAAGCTGATCGGGCAGAAGGTTCACCTCAGTCAGAATCAACGACGGTGGCTGAAGCGCATCTACGACACCCCGACACGTACATTCATCCTGAGCATGGGGCGTAAGAACGCGAAGACCACGTTCTCGGGCTTCTTGCTCTTGCTGCATCTGTGCGGCCCGGAGGCGGTGCCCAACGGTCAGCTCTTCAGCGCAGCGCAGTCGCGGGAGCAGGCTTCCATCCTGTTCAACCTATCTGCGAAGATAGTACGGATGTCGCCCGACCTCAGCGAGACGGTTTCCATCCGGGACACGGCGAAGCAGCTTTACTGTCCCGACCTAGGGACGCTCTATCGGGCGTTAAGCGCGGAGGCGTCTACTGCCTATGGGTTATCCCCGACCTTTACCGTACACGACGAGCTAGGACAGGTCAAGGGTCCGCGCAGCGACCTCTATGACGCACTGGAGTCCGCCAGCGCAGCGCACGACAACCCCTTGTCGGTGGTCATCAGCACACAAGCACCAACGGACGCCGACCTTCTTTCCGTGCTGATTGATGACGCTCTGACAGGGGCTGACCCGATGGTGAAGGTGGAGCTCTACACCACTCCCGTTGATGATGACCCCTTCACGGAGGAAAGCATCCGGAAGGCGAACCCCCACTACGACGAGTTCATGAACCGTGCGGAGGTGCGCAGGCAGGCAGACAAGGCGAAGCGCATACCTTCCAACGAGGCTTCATACCGAAACCTGATTTTGAACCAGCGTGTTGAAGCCCGTTCGCCCTTCGTGGTGCGTTCAGTGTGGATGGAGAACGGGGGCGAACCGTGCGAACCCGAAACGCTGGGCATCTATGCGGGGCTTGACCTTTCAAGCGTGTCTGACTTGACTGCATTGGTCGGGGTGAGTGAACTGGGCGATGTGTACCCGACATTCTGGCTTCCTGAAGAGGGGCTGGCAGAGAAGTCCAAGTCGGACCGGGTGCCCTATGACACGTGGGCAGAGCAGGGCTTCTTGGAAACCACTCCAGGGCGTTCAATAGAATACGGCTTTGTCGCGAAGCACCTACGGCAATTCTTTGACACCTACAACGTGAAGCAAGTGGCGTTCGACCGCTACAACATGAAGTTCCTTCGCCCGTGGTTACTGGAAGAGGGGTTTACCGAAGAAGAACTGGCACGATTCGTTGAATTCGGGCAGGGGTTTATCAGCATGTCACCCGCTATCCGTGAACTGGAAAGCAGGCTTCTATCCAAGAAGCTGAGACACGGTAATCACCCGGTTCTGGCGATGTGCGCAGCGAATGCAGTGGTGGTGAATGATCCGGCGGGTAATCGAAAGTTCACCAAGCAAAAAGCCACGGGTAGAATTGACGGAATGGTAGCCCTCGCGATGGCAGTTGGCGTCATGCCGAATCAAGTTGAAGAGGGTGATTTCGACGACTTCCTAATGAACCCGGTAATGGCCCGATGAATCTATTCTCTTATCTCGGAAATTGGGTGATGGGCGGCTTGCGCAGGCTCATCGGCACCCAGTACTCAACCCCCTCCTATGGGGAAGAAGCGGCCTCGCCCGTGACCTTTGACTCTGCCATGCAGATGTCGGCGGTCTGGGCGTGTGTCAAGTTGCTGGCAGAAACGGTGTCTTCCCTGCCTCTTTCGGTCTATAAAGTCGGCTCAAACGGCCGGAAAGTGGCCGAATCCCATGCACTTTCCATCCTTTTCAGTGGGAAAGTTAACCGTTATCAAACGAAAGTTGAATTCTTTGAAACGGTTATCCTGAATCTGATCATGCACGGAAACGCATACTGTGTGATTCAGCGCATCGGGGATAGGATCATTGGGTTACTGCCGATCATGTCAGCGCAGGTGACAACCGTGCTCCTGAGTGACGGCACTGTGACGCACCAGTACACCCATGACGCAGGGGTCACGGTGTACTCTGCAGAAAATATCTGGCACCTGAAGCTCATGGGGAACGGGGTTATCGGCCTGAGTCCGCTTGCGTACCAACGGAACACACTGGGCATCGCGCAGGCGGCGGAAGGGGCAGTCACCAAGATCTACAAGAACGGGGCGAAGCCGAGTGGCGTGCTTTCCATTGACCGCATTCTCACCAAGGAGCAGCGCCAGCAAGTGCGCGACAGCTTTACAACCCTCACGGTCAGCACGGATGACCGCTTGATGGTGTTGGAGGCTGGCATGAAGTTCCAGGCGATCAGCCTTTCGCCCGAGGATATTGAGCTTTTGGATTCCCGGAAGTTTCAGATCAGTGAAATCTGTCGTTGGTATGGCGTGCCGAGCGTGATGGTCAACGACAATAATGGAAGCTCCACGTGGGGCAGTGGCATCGCGCAAATTATGGAGGGGTTCTACAAGATAACCCTTCGGCCCTTGCTTGAGAAGATTGAGGCCAGTATCCATGCGAACCTTCTTTCCCCAACGGAACAGCAGCGCATGGAGATTGAATTTGATTTTGATGCCTTGCTTCGTGGGGATTCCAAGACCCGTTACGAAGGTTATCAGAAAGCCATTTCCGGGGGCGTGCTTACCCCGAATGAGGCCCGACTGAAAGAGAATCTTGCCCCATTGGAAGGGGGCGATAAGCTGTTCCTTCAGGGGGCGATGATGCCGATTGATATAATTGGGAAAACCCCGGCTCCAGCGGCACCAACGCCGGACCCAGCAACTGAACAAGACGGGAACGAAGCATGAAAACGAAATTTCTGGCACTCAGTGCCCTGGACCTCAAGATGTCAGAAGAGGATGATGGGGTCATGTCCTTTGAAGGGTATGCCTCCGTCTTTGGTGGCGTGGATGCGTATGGCGACACCATTGACCCGAAGGCGTACGACAAGACCATCAACCTGAAGAAGCGTGACCGTCCAATTCGTATGCGGTGGAACCACTACGGCCCGGTCATTGGCAAATGGACAGAAATCCGTACCGATGAAAAGGGCTTGTTCGTCAAGGGCGTGCTGACCCCCGGTCACAGTGTTGCGACCGACGTGTATGCCAGCCTGAAGCACGGTGCGATTGACGGTATGTCCATCGGGTATATGCCGAAGAAGATTGAAGTGCTGGAAGAAGGTAAGCGCCTCCTGAAAGAGATTGAGCTCGTTGAGATCAGCGTGGTGGAAGAACCCGCTGACCTCGGCGCAAAGATTAACGATGTGAAGAACGCTTTGGATGCGTGCTCCACGTTGAAAGAAGTCGAGTCCATCCTGAGAGAGTCAGGCGGGTTTTCGAAGACAGATGCGGTGTCACTCGTGGCACGCATCAAAACGCTGGCGCGTGGTGAGCATGACGCTGAGCAACGGCAGAAGGAAGAGATTGCTAGAATGTTCGGCGTCTCGTTGTAATCACCAAACCAAGGAACCATCATGGAACTGAAAGAAATCATTGAAGCAGGTCTGACCGCTCAATCCGTCAAGCTGGATGCAGCTATCGCCAAATTCGAAGGCCAGTTGGCTCAGAAGGGCACTGTGGACACCGAGGTGAAGGCCGAAGTGAAAACCCTGTCTGAAGAGTTCAAGCTCTTGTCGGCACAGATGACAGCACTGGCACAGAAAAGCGCCGAAGGCTTCAAGGCGGTTGAAAAGCCCCTGTCCGCAGCGGAAGAGTTCGTCAAGTCTCCCCAGTACCAACTCCTCATGAAAGGCGAGTCTTCCAAGGCACGTCTGGAAGTGAAGAACACGGTCACGGCTGACAACACCAACACCTTCGCCCTCCAGCGTCCCGGCATGATCCCCGGTAACTTCGCCCCCTTGACCATCCGTCAGGTTCTGTCGTCCATCCCGGTGTCCACCAACATGGTGAACAGCTTGCGTGAACTGGCCTGGACCAACAGCGCGGCCGAAGTGTCTCAGGGTGCAGCGAAGAACCAGTCGGACATCACGTTTGAGCAGTACAACGTCCCGATCACGACCGTGGCGCATTGGATCAAGATCAGCAACCAACTTCTGGCCGATGCGCCAGCCGTGGTCGCCTACATCGAGACCCGCTTGCGCGATGGCCTTGCCCAACGCATTGACGCTCAGTTGTTGAACGGTAACGGCACCAGCCCGAACCTGTCTGGCCTGACCGACAGTGGCAACTTCACGGCATACACGGCAACATCGGACGACCTTCTGGTGGACGCTATCAACCGTGCGAAGTATGCTCTCTGGGCGACAGGTAACGCACCGGACACGGTAATTGTCAATCCGGCCGATTGGGGCACCATGGAGCGGACCCGCGAGTATTCGGGCGGTCTGGCTGGTTCGTACCTGTACGGAATGCCCGGTGTTGCAGCGGGTGTGAACCCCTTCGGCGTGCAAGTGGTCATGTCCAACAACATGACTCCAGGCAAGTTCCTGATCGGCAACCTTCGCGGTTCTACTGCCCTGTACGCTCGTTCGGGTGCAGTGGTGGAGATGGGGTATGTC